ATGTGAGACAGAAGAACAAAAAGAAATATTAGTCAAACAGTTCGTAAAACAAATATTCAAAATTTAAACAAAAGCACTTGACTTCACTCTCCATATATGTTATATTATAAGAGTAAGCCAAAACTAGGAGGATTACATTGAGACACGACAAAGAGACCCTAAACCGATACATAAAAGAATACATCCGCTCACTTGCTGCTATTGAAGACGAAATGAGCGTCTATGTAGACCAAAAAAGAGACCTGCGGAACGAATTCCGCGACAACGGATGGCTAAACACCGACCAGCTACGCACAGCTGTTAAGGCATACAGGCTCTTCAAAGACAATTTCGATATAGATGATTTGGTGGACGCTTATCGCCTACTGAGACCAACAGGTGATGAATGATATTAGAATATGCTAAGGTGCGAGAAGACGCATATGATCCCGATAGAGCAAACCCATCTGACGCTGGCCTAGATGTTTTCTATTCGCCAACTCTCCCGAATGAGTTTATCAATATTCCACCTGGCCATTGTGCCATTATCCCAATAGGGTTGCGCTTTGGTATCCCCCACGGCTATATGTTAGAAGTGAAGAACAGATCTAGTATTGCTGCCAAGCGAAACCTTTTGGTGGGGGCATGCGTTGTGGATAGCGGCTATGACGGAGAGGTGTTCATTAATCTCCACAACGTCGGTAAGGAGCAGCAAGTCATCTCTGGCGGCGATAAAATTGCTCAGATGGTCTTGATACCGGTTGTACATTTTAGATCAAGAGAAAGCAACACAGGCGAACTTTATAGGGAACCTATGACTATCAGTGCTCGCGGCTCAGGCGCACTAGGGAGTACCGATGGATGAAGTGATTCTTAAGTATGAATGTGATATTAAATTGTGGGAACTTGTTAAAGAATCTGAACTTGATTTTACATTTGAAACCCGGATGAATAACGAGAGAGTAATAGAGTTTCTACAAGCAGAACTCGGAGATTTAGAAAACAAACTGCGAGATAAGTTTGATGGAGAAGGTTTATGAATAAAGAAGTTTACAACTGTTTTGAGTAAAAAAGATCCAAGACTCAGGTATGGACAAGTGGGTTCAGAAAATAAAGGAGAAACAATGAATAAAGCAACACAACGAACGATGTTTAGTTCTGAGACAGGAGTATGGGCAACCCCGCAAGACTTCTATGACAAACTAAACTGGCGCTTCGGCCCATTTAACCTCGATCCCTGCTCCAGTGACGACAATGCAAAGTGCGCTAGACACTTCACAGAAGAAGACGATGGCTTATCGCAAGATTGGGCAGGTCATACAGTATTTGTAAATCCGCCATATGGCAGGGGAATTTCCGATTGGATTAAAAAGGGCTTTCAAGAGTCACAAAAACCTAATACAAAAGTTGTAATGCTTTTGCCTGCAAGAACGGACACAAAGTACTTCCACGAATACGTCATGCAAGCAGATGAAGTCTTTTTTGTCAAAGGCAGGTTAAAGTTTGGCGACAGCTCTAACAGCGCACCCTTTCCATCAATGATCGTGGTATTTACCAAGATCCCACCTTGGGGACCATCCCCATCATTTGGAGCAATAGAAAGATGAAGGCTTGTTCTAAATACACAACAAACCAAGGAGAACCGAGATGACTAGAGAAGAAAGAAGGGTGCGTAGAGCTGTGCTGTTAATGGGAGTAAAGCAAGGGCTTAGCTTCCGATTTGTCAACAATCTGCTCGCGGCAGTGGGATATGACAAAGTACCAGAGAGTTCATGGACTCAGATGACAAGCACTTATCTGCCGGCAATCGAGAGCGGTGCTTTCACTCTCGAAGAGATGATTAGCAATGCGAAGACTTGGACAGATATAAAGGATAAAAAATGAGCAGAGCCACTAAAGGAGAAGAAGTGACTAAATACAACGTAGAAGTCCGCCTTGAAGCCTACGGCTCCATGGCCGTAGAAGTAGAGGCCAAGACAGAAGAGGAGGCATCGGCCATTGCATTGGCTCGATTAGATGCCCAGCGAGAAGCAGGCAAATTCAAGTTTCCGACAGTCGATTGGGGAGACTTCGAAGAAGATCGCTGGTACAGCACGATGATCCCTGACTCTGGAGACTTCAGCGTATACGACACCGAAGTTTTCGAGAAGGAAGATGTGTTATAGTAAACAAATAGAAAAAGGAAAGAAGTAATGCCCAGAGGTACACCAAAACAACCAGTCGAGAGACTAATCACAATAACCGCCATTCACCATATGAAGAGCACATTACGAGAAGTCAATGACCTTTTAAAACAAGCCGGCTTCGGCCCGATGAATATTTCATCATATGAACAAGAGCGTCTTCAATATGGTCCGTCTATTTTTGAAGATATTCATAAGTATACCTTGCGAGAACATATTTATAGGCCACGCCGCCGAAGCAATTTAAAGGACAGTTAATAATGAATAGAAAACAACGCCGTCAAATGGAGAGAGAAGTAGGCAAAGAAAACGCCGAAGATTTGACCCAGAAAATTTTCCAATTCAATAAGCTACCAGACGCATGTTCAGCGTGTCTAGCGCCATTTGACAAGAAAAGCAAAGAGATGGCACAAACTTGGAACGTTGTCGTACAGGATGAGGACACAGTGCGCGTCTATTGCCCCGATTGCTGGAGCAAAGCACAAGCAATAATTGAAGATTTTGTCAAAGAGAGAAACGATTAATGGTTGAAATCAAAAACGTCGAAATATTCGGACTCGAACGCTCAATGCGCAAAGCCGCATACAGTATGAAGATGGGCGATCCAGACCTTACAGACGTAGGTAATGCCGAGGACATCAAACGATCATCCAAACTCGGAAAGGTTAAGATAGGCAGCGGCCATGACACATTTCTCAAGGGCATTATCGTGCAGGGTGATATTTATGCCCCCCATTATTTCCTGCCCCAGTTACAACGCTACCACTGGTTCGAGATAGTGACATCGCAATCAAAAATGCACCGACTTGGTAGAGCGAACCTCGCCAATCAGTGCGACCCCCACACAGACCCTCGCATCATAGCCATCGTAGAAGAACTTCAGCAGCAGTTCCGAGATGATAAACACAGTTACGAGAATAGAATGAAACTCCTGGCATCCACTCCGCTAGGTTTCTCGATGTGGGCAGCATTCACAACAAACTATTTACAACTCAAGACAATGTATCACCAACGTCGCCGCCACAAACTAAAAGACGATTGGGGCAGTTTCTGTGACTGGTGTGAGTCATTGCCGATGTTTGAACAAATGATTTTGGGCAAGTCGCCCGATGGAGAGAGAATATGAAAAAAGATAACCAAATAGACGTATACAGCAACTTAGCCCCAACCACAGAGGAAGTTGCCAAAGAGTTCATAGAGGCCACGATTTATACACAGTCACTACCGACTACTCCGAACAATAAGAACGTCGATCATCCCCCTCACTATAATCAAGGCAACTACGAAGTTATAGACGTGATTGAGGACTGGGGGCTCGATTTCCATGCAGGTAATGTGGTAAAATATGTATCGCGTTATGCTCACAAAGGCGTTCCACTTCAAGATCTTGAAAAAGCTCAATGGTACCTGAATCGCCTTATTGATAATGTGAAGGCAAAATGACACCACGACTATCAAAACCAGCCTTACAAAAGATCCTCGCAGGACAAGTTAAGCAACAAACAACCTGCATTGTAAAGTTCTACTCCAATTCTTGCCCATATTGTAGAGAATTACAGCCAACATTCTCAGACATTTCTGAACAAAACACAGATGCATCGTTTTTTGCATTCAACGTCGATGATTATCCGAGAATTGAGGACATTCTGAATTTCAATGGAGTACCTACGATAGCAATGATCAAAGTAGGAACAAACAAGCCAAAGATAAGAATCATGTCGGACCCAAAAATCCCAGACAAGAAAACTTGGTACACCGCCAAGGACATACAAACATTCATAAACAAGGAGAATACATAATGTCAAAAAAAGTTTTATTAGAGTCAGCTATCCATCGACTACGCAGCGAATTATTGGAAAATGTCGCCGCTATGGATAATCTATTATCCCATCCTGTCAACAATGCTGTAGATGAGATCATTGAATGCGCTATGGATGCTGTCCAGGCCGAAGCGGCTATCCACACACTACAGC